GAACCGTGACCGATGTCAGATAGACTTGGCTCAACGTCAACCATACCCCCTGTGTAGTAACCCACTATACCACCTTCAGCATTTGGTTCTAAATCTGTAACATCATAATCAGAAAGTTCAATTCGTTCTTTAAAATCTTTATCAATATATTTTTGTAATGTTTTTTGTTGTTCATCTGAAGAAAGTTTAGTTATTCTTTCTACCTCATCATCAGTAACATTAAAATCTTGTTTAAATTTTTCTTTGTTTAATTGAAATTTTTTTGTAGGTTTTAATGTTGCAAAATCTAAAGTGTCATCATCGTAGACAGTTATTTTTTGATTACTTGGTAAGTCTCCACCTAATTCTCTAAATACATTTTCGTTTTTAGCAAGATCTGGGTTAGCTTCTATTTCTTTTATAAAGTTTGGAAAATTTTCTTGAACGTATGCATCGTCAGGATTTGCTTTAATTGTATTTTTTAAACGTTGAATTAAATATTCTGCTTTAGTAAATTTACCTTTTCCTTTTTTACCATATTCTTTTAATGGATTGTTAGGATTAAAAGGTTTACCCATATCATCGATTGGTAGTTTGACTACAGTGTCGTCAAACACTTCATCTTTAATTTTTATACTTTTAATACCCTCACCTTTTGGATTTTTATATACATCGTCAATTCTTTTTTGTAAAAATTTACTAATTTCACCAAATTCATTTTTAGCAAATTGTTCAGCTGCTTGTTTACTAAGTCCTTGTCTTACAAGAGACTGTAAAGCTAATATAAATTTTGTTACTGCATTTGCTGCCATTAATAATACTCCATCTTCCTAGGTGGTTGTTTTTCGTCTTCGTAATCTTCTGGATGGGGTAGGAAACCTCCCTGCCTGAATCGCATAACAGCCATAGTCATAGAATCGACTAAGTCATCATGATCGCCGTATGGAAATGACGCGCATTCCTCAATAACTTCTTCTGCATATTTCCTGTCAGGAGCCCAAATTATGCCAGCTTCAAACAGTGGTGCACAAGAATTTACACGTACGTGCTTATCATTACCACGACTTGGGGTAAATGTCATCACCGGAATGTCCATTTGCCTTAGTTCGTGCGTTAACGGCGTACCAGATGCTTTTTGTTCAACGATTACCATGTCAGGATTCCAATATTGATATTGTTCTAATGCAACACGACGTAATTCTGGAAATTCAAACCTGTCTTTTACAGAATCTAACAAAATTAAATTTGGTTTGCTATCTTCGTTTGGATAAAACACTCCCCAAGTTGTAATTGCACTGTAATCGGCAGTTTCTTTTTTTAAAAACGCTGTATCGTAGCTTTGAATAATATAATAACAGTCTGGAAGGTCGTCGTCAGTCCATTTTTGCCACCATTCACGTTTTATTAGTGCACCTTCTTCAGAAGTTGGCTTTTGCATCCATTGTGCATTCCATTTTCCAACCGGAAGTGTAGCTTTTACTTTTTCTAGCTCTTCCATTTTCCAATATTGTGGCCAAACAGGTCTTTTCTTTTCTCCGTGGTCCATGATCGCCGGAAATTCTACCACTTCCCACTGATCACCTTTAACATCTTTTTGATTATCCATTAAAATTCCTGTTAAATCTTTCTTTGACCAACGCGTCATAACTAAAACAATCTTGGCTCCTGGTTGTAAACGCTGACGTGGACCTGATGTGTACCATTCGTAGGCGTTATCAAAGGCGCTAGCTGACATTGCGTCTTGTTCCGAGTGTGGATCGTCAATAATAAGTAAGTCTGCACCACGGCCCGTGATTGCACCGCCAACACCAGCTGCAAAATACTCACCACCTTGGGCAGTTTCCCAACGTCCCGCAGCCTGACTGTCCTCTCTTAGTGTTGTATCAAAAATTTTTTTATAATCTTCACTATCAATTAGTGTTTTTGCTTTACGACCGAACCTTACAGCAAGTTCACCTGTGTGAGTTGCTTGAATAATCTTGAGTTTTGGATTACGGCCCACCATCCACGCTGGCAAAAGATAAGATGCAAACTCTGACTTTGTGTGTCTTGGTGGCATGTTTACAATTAGACGCGTAATTTTTCCTGTAGCAAGGTCATTAAATTTTTTTGCTATAACTCTGTGGTGTGCGCCTTCAATAAACTCGGGCCAAACAGCTTTGACAAAGGACATGAAGTCATCTTTAGCTTTATTTTTAATTTTTTTTTCGGCTACCATTACTTGTAGCTTTAGTAATTCTTTTCGAACGTCAGCAGGTAGTTTACTTATATCTATATTATTTAAATTCATAAAAATTTTTATAAAATTTTTTGCACCATCTTAGGTGTTCAATAAGTTTTTTACCACCATTAACTGTCTAAATCAAGCAATACAACCGAGAGTAGTGGGACCCCTTTTTTATTTAGGGGGATTGCTTATATAGTTGCAAAGTTTTTTGTGTGTGGGTGTGGTACCTCTATTGGTCCATGTGTTGTGTACCTAGGCGCGTTAGCGCCTAGGTAGAGAGAGTTAATCTAGTAAGACCATGTATTGTTTAGGAAAGTATTTTTGAAACCATGTAATGCCTTTACGCATTGTGTCGTAGTCTTCAGCTTGTTCACTACCCATGATTACATCATACACAGCAACAGCAAACCAAGGCAATAAAGCTGGTTCATTGCTAAATCTATTACGAACAATAATTAGTTCTTTAAATTTATCTGCTTTCTGTTTGAAATAATTTGCCTTGAATGGCATCTTATATTCTTTGCTGTCCCATTTAATTGTTTCTATTTCATCTGTCATATCTTGGATAATATAGGATAAGTCAAGCATTGTCAATAGCCTGTATTCTTTTTTGTTTATATGGATTGCCATAATAATCGGTGTGAGTTTTTACAACTACATTGATTGGAGTTTCAAGGCACTCGGTTCTAGGGTGTAGTCTAATCTGTTCTTCCCAATGTTCATGCATAAAGTCGGTGTAACAACCTTGACTACAAAAGTGTGACCAGACATTCCTTGCGTTCCATGATGTTTGTTTTATCTTTCTAGTCCTCAATACCTTAGAACCTTGGACACCTCTTATTCTGTCCTGTGTGTGATTAGTATGGCACTTAGTACCATGACACCAAACATATTCGCTCATTTTTTTACCCTCAACATTGCGTCAATGAACCTTTGGTTCTCAGCCATTTTTCTGTCTATCTCTCTTTCTTTCATTTCTGCATATAAGAATAGTCCAAAACCAAAAACAATTAAAACTAATCCAATATATAAAACTATATTCCAATCAATCATTAGTACCTCACTTTCCAACTGCCTTTAGCAGTTCTATAATTGTCTGCGTCCATGTCAAAGTATGTCATTAATTTTGCACCTTGTTTGCTAGTCCAAAATCTGCACTTGTCAGTCCACTTTGCATTTCTTGTTATGTGTTTTTTATCTTTGTTAGAATAATAAGTTATTCTAAATTGTGTGTTGTTTTCCATAATGTATTTCTCTCTTTCTGTACCTATCCTATCATTGATAGGATAGGTTGTCAAATGTTAATTTACACTTTGTTGTTCTCGCAATAGTTGTTTGGCTATTGCTATTTTTTCCTCTCTAGTTTGTTCAACTTCATCAGTTAATAAATCAGCTAGATTAGTCGGACTATAAATAGATAATGCCATTGAACTACTTTCATTCAATACACTTTCATTTAATACAACACCTAATTTATCAGCTAACTCTTTTGCTTGGTCAAAGTATCTATAAGACTTTAAACCCATTCGTAGTTTTTCCATTTTCTTTTCAACATTGGCAAATAGATTTTTATGTGCCATGATTACATTTTCCTGTGCTGACTTAAATTTATTAAACCACTCGTAGTCTTTAGTTTGGAATTGTCTACTATGACAATATGATGTTCCAATAACCCAAAGTTTAAAGTCATTTTCCCATTCATCTTTGTGATACATTTTATTACCACTCTCATCATTACGACCACCAAAACCTAAATGATTTCTTACATTAGTTTCAGCTTTGTAATAAGTTGGATTTTTGTCTTTACCACTATGGTCTACTCTAACATCATAATCTGCGTCAAGTCCTTTTGCATTTAACTCATCACGATAATAAGAAGTTAGAAAATCACAATCAGCTTGAAACTGAATTTGCACTTCATCATAGACTTCTTTTGGATTACCATTATAATCTTTGTCCATACGAGGTGTATCAGATTGAACATAGAAACAATTATCATGGTGTAAGTCCCCACCACTACTATCATACTTTCCTATCATTCTTCTAATTGTATCTACATCTTCCTGTGGTTGATGAAATCTAACAAGGTCATTCATTTTAACTTTTGCCTGTTCTCTCATTAGATTGTAGTTTGTTATTGCATCAGTATGTTGTTTCTTGTATTTTGAATTATCTTCAAAATGACTTTGAAATACATCTGCAATAACTTTTCTCTTATCTGCATTAAGAGTTTGTCTTTTTTCTTTAGTCATATTTCCTCTTTCTGTTTTATTTTGCATAAATGTTTTTTAACACTTGACAATAGGATTGTCAAGTATTATATTGGATTTAAGATTTAACTAATCTTACCTACGCCCTTTTGCTAGTTTACGGCGTTATAAACTCAAACTAGCGGGACAACCTCGGGTTGCATCACACCGCCACTAGTTGGCCGTCTTTGTAATCCAGAGGACTGATCCCTGGTCCTAGTGATTCGTTTTGCTAGCGTTGAGCGTATTTTGTGTAATGCATTTCACATAGACGCTAGGACCTGGGATCAGTCTATTAGTGCGGGGAAGACTCGAGAAGCCCTCGTGTGAAGAGACTGGTCCTAAGAAAGAAATTATGACTAGAAAAATTTATGAAACAAACGCCAACCACGGTCCAGAGTATAACAAAATTTTAATTAACCACTGGCGCTGGCTCGAGGATCAAGGCCCAAGCTACAAGCACCAGGCCGCAAGCTGCAAGCTTCAAGCAGCAAGCTTGACAAGACGTCTTTATGGTGTTATAGGAGAATCAAGGAGAAAGAAATTATGCAAACAAAAGACGCTTTAAAAATTATCGGAGGCAGCCTAAGCAAACCGTCAAAGATGCCGGGCTGGTCAATAGGTTTACCTGCGAAGGAATGCAAGACTGGCGGCAAGCTACAGAAGGTCCCAGGCAGCGTATGCTTTGACTGTTACGCGCTCAAAGGTTGTTATGTTTTTAAGGTTGTGCAGAATGCACAGTATCGAAGGCTGGCAGCCATCAAGAGCCCGGACTGGGTCCAGGCAATGGCTCACCTAATCAACAGCAAAAAGCCTGATGTGTTCCGCTGGCATGACAGCGGCGACGTCCAGGATTTAGATCACTTACAAAAAATTTATAAGGTTTGCCAGCTCACACCTGGCAAAAGGCACTGGATGCCTACCCGTGAAGCATGGATAAAGGACCACCTGACAGACAAGCCCAACAATTTAGTCATACGATTTAGCGCGCCCATGGTGAACCAGCGGGCGCCTGATTCGTGGTCTCACTCTTCGGAGGTTGTTGACTCTGGCGCGACGTGTCCAGCTGCAAAACAAAACAATGAATGCAGAGACTGTCGACAATGCTGGGACGCCACAATTAAAACAGTTTCTTATGGTAAACACTAAAACAGAATTCCCGCGTGGAATAAATTCGGATCAGGTCATTAGCAAAGAACCGGCGACGGCTGGGAATCAGCGTGCACCTGGTCCGGGCCTCAAGCTTCAAGCACCAAGCGTCAAGCTTTCGAACCAACCTGGTCAAGCATCAAGCAACAAGCGGTAAAGCCACAAGCACAGGGGTCAAGCGTCAAGCCACAAGCAGCAAGCTCAGTGATCCGTGTACCACGGTACAAGAATACTGAAGAAGTATTCTTGGGTAAAGGACCAAGGGCCTTTACCATGATAAATGTATTCTTTGGATGACGTTTATGGAATGCTATTTGGTGTGGTGAGAATCTAATTTTTTTACTCTTCGTTACCTTGAGTTCTACAGTGCAAAAGTGCCCAGAAGTATTGCAGACCAATAGATCAGGAGTACCAAGTAAGCTGGAATTCTCCAGTCGAATAAGCGAAAACTCTTTAAAATTTCTTTTGATTTGTTGATAAAATTTTGCCTCTGGACCCATGTCATTATCGAGGTAATTACCCCGCGCATTATGCGCCTGGAGTACGTAGTTTATCCGGTAAAACTATGCTCGATACTTCTCCTGTTTTCATTACAAGACGGTGTGAATGATGATTTTTATGTAAACCAAATATAGTCTGACTGTTTTCGTGTACTTCCATTTTTTTTATTTCTCTTAATTGACCATTTACTTCAACATAGATAACCGCATCGCTAATCGCATTACCCTGACCTGATGCAGATTTATCTCTAGCTGTAAAAGATTCTAAGAATTGTTGTAAGTCTCTTACTCTCATTTTTTGTTCTCCGCAACAAGTCTTTCTATTTCTTTTTCTAATTCTGCAATTATTCTCACTTGATCAATTAACTTAGCACTTAATTCTTCTATAACTTTTTTGTAACCAATTGCTAAATTTTCTGTTTTAATCCATTCAGACTCTTTTTGTTTATACTCCCAAATTTCTTTCTTGTGTTGTTCTATCATAAAAGTTAAATCTAACGAACTTCTATCTTCTTTAGGGTCTACCTTGCTTTCGTTTTCGTGACTCATGTCTTCTCCATGTTCTTTCAAATGTGTATATGTACGCTTATCTTTCATACCTTGACTTTATAGGAGAGTTACCTTAAATTGTCAACATGGGAGTACCTAAAAGATTAACAGAAATGCAAAAAAGATTTGCTGAATATTTAATATTTGGTGGACCTGACGGACCTGTATCTAAATCTGAAGCAGCAGAGCTAGCAGGATACTCACCCAAACGATCACGTGTTGAAGGTAGTGAGCTTACTAATCCAAGACTATCACCACTGGTAGTACAATACATAGGTAAACTACAGGACGAACGATTACAAAAACATGAAGTTAGTTATGCAAAACACATAGCTGAATTAGATAGAATTAAACAAGCGGCTTTGAAGAAAGGTAGTTTCTCGTCTGCTGTAAACGCTGAAGTAAGTAGAGGTAAAGCAGCAGGGCTATACATAGACCGCAAAATAATAAAAACTGGGAAATTAGAAGACATGTCAGAACAGGAACTAGAAGCAAAAATGAAACAAATTTTAGACGACTACGCACCTCTT